ACTCATCAATGACTTGTATTGCGCAAGCCGGTGGATCTGTCCGTTCGTTGGCTTATCAAGTTTGCTCATTGCCAGAACAAGCGAATCCATCTTCGGCAATAACCGCTTGTAAAGCCCGTTGTACGTCTTCACGAGTCGTGAGAGAGCCGCAGCATCCCGCCGGTCAATTGCCGCTTTGAATGCAACCGCAATGTCAATCGCTGTCGGCATTAGTTAGTTATTCCTCATGGCATACTTGCGGGCAAAATCATCGGTAAGTTTCGTAATACGCCTTGCTTCGATGATGCTGGCCTTTTCGTTAGGTGTTAGCAACTTGCAAGAGATTATCTTTTCAAGTTCGTCCTCTTGATTTTGCGCGCACTTTTCACAACAATGTTCGTCTTTCATTCAGCTCCATAAACCGTTTCATAAAAATCAGTTGGCATACTGTATCGACCCAACACAGACCAATCTATTCCCCGTGCATTGTTTTTCATCAAGTAAACAATCCACGCGCCTAATAGAGTAGGGCTATTGTTAGACATTCCTAACCCAAGATTACATGATGGGCATAAAACCCCGCGATATTTTCCGGTTTCATGGTCATGGTCTATGTGAAAATCTTTCTCATCCGCTTTGCGTTCACGCCCGCAAATTGTGCATTTTCCAATCTGTAAATCTGTCTTTATTTGCTCAATTGTTTCAGCATCAAAATCAATGCCTTGCGCCCGAAAATTGTTTATTCTCATTTCAAAATTGCGCTTTAATTTCTTTTCTGGGTCGCGATAGTAATAAGCTGTTCTGCACTTCAAACTGCATGTGTCTTTTGTGTGGCTTATTGAAGCATCGTAGAAGTCTTTGCCACAAACAAGACATTGTTTCATTCCTGCCATTTACTCCCCTTGCCCAAACGCTCGTAACAACGCGGCACCGATGTTGTCGTTAGCCGCCTTTTCGCTGGTCATCCGCTCTTCTTCATCCGCCCACGTGTAGCCGCGTAACCCAGCCGCCGTCTGCTTGCTGACTAATCCAAGTTCCAAGTCGGTCTTGATCGCCTGTGACACTTCGATCTCGTTCTCAGGCATAACATCAGGCCACACGACTTCGCCGCCATCCGTGTCAGGCGCACCTGCAAGTGAAAGCAAGCGGTGGTTGATCTCGATAATGCCCTCGCCGTATAAGCCGCGTTTCTCTTCAAGCTTGCTCAAGGCGTCCTGATACAACACGCGCAAGCCAAAGTTCGTTAAACTGCCCAATTTATCAGCCATAGAGTCAATGTCAACCGCTCTGCTCACGTCAAACAAGGCTTGTCGCAAGTAGCGGATGAAACTCAATGACGAACTCAAATCAGACTGCATTTCGAGGTTCTGGATGAGCGCGTTTTCGTCGGTGGTTGTGATCATCTCGTCAACACCCCACGCGATCTTGCCGCTGTTCTGGAAGCCACGTGCCCACGTTTTGGGATAGGCGTGATATTTGATGATCTTCGCGGTGTTACTGGAAACGAAGTTGATCTTGTCCTGCAAGTCAATCAGGTCTGCGGTAATGTCAGGTCGCCCGTACACGCTCCCAACATCCGGCAGGTTGTGCCAATGTACAATCGGCGCGAAGTCCCATTCCCACGCTTGCTCATTCGTTACCGTCCACTTTGCACCGTTGATAGATTCGTAGTCGGTGATATTCCAGTAACCTGTCTCTACGTCATGCTCGGTGACTTGCCGAAATCCCTTTTCCTTGTTGGTCACAGGGTCAATAAGCGTGTACGCGATGGTGTAGCGATAAACAGTGTCAATGTCCTCTGGTAACGCGTCCATTGTGACGGTTGCAGGATCCAACACAACCAGTCGTGGTATTAGTTTGCCCTCTTTTGTGACAGCAGCATCTGGCAGTATCTTGACATAGCAAGTGCCTGATTCAGCACCATACACAGCCGATTGCTTGAGCAGGTTCATCTTGCGGTTGGTACGCCATACCTCGTCAATGTAAATTTGTTCAGCAGAATCCGATTCACCTGGAAGGTCAAACTCTGGCTCTTTGCCAAATAGCATTGCAACCGAGCGGTCTACCAGTAAGCCGATGAAATTCACAACGATGGCATCATCCGCGCTCTTGATGGGTGCTTTGTGCTGCCCACGCCTGTATTCCCGCTTGAGCGTAGAAGCGCTTGCACGCTCCACAGCCTCACGTCCAAGTAGCGGTTCAAGCAGCCAGTTTCTGAAATTGTCCATTACACCCATAAGCCCTCGCTGTTAATACTCATAAAACGGATTCTTGATAACTTGCACGCGTTCCTGCATTCCACTCCACGCAATTGCCAAACTCATCACACAGTCGTCGTGCATTCCATCAGGCGCGCTGTAAGAAAAACTTCCGCTTGCGTTGCGCTTGCTCTCAAATGACAGCAGTTCACCCACCAGCACGGGCTCGTCCAACACACGAATCAACCCATTTTCGAAGGCTGATTGCAGGCTTTGAATAATTGCTTGCTTGGTCGCCGAAGTCGTTGTAAATGGCACGATATTCAAACCCCGCGTCACCAGATCGTCAATCACCGGCCTACCTATTGAGTTGCTCTCTACCACCATCGAAGTCAGGTGATAGCGGTGGTAGACCGATTCCAACCTGTTTATCAGCACCGGATAATCCACGCGGTTGAAGCGATCCATGTAGACCATCTCTTTCGATTCCGCATCCAGCACGCTCACGACCGTATAATCCACGCTCGCCGCCACATCCACGCCAGCCACGTACTGCCGCTTCGGGTCAGGCTCGCTCGGTCGTAATACCGCCGCCTCTTGCACGCGCCGGAACACGCCGCCGTCTGATTCAATGAACTCTGCAAGGAACTCTTGTCTGAATATGATTTCTGGCAGTTGTTCTCTTGCGGCTTCGATTTCGGATGGCTCAATAAACGGATTATCTACGGTTGGCAATTGCCAACTTTCCCAGCCATCAGCACTATTGATTCCATTCTGGTATAAACGCCAAAACCACGAGCGACCTTTTGGAGTGCTGATAAATACAGCACGCCCTAATCGGTCTGCCAATGCCGGACGAATTGCCTCACTCCAGGTTTCCTCACGCATAAAGGCACACTCGTCAAGAACGGCAAGGTCTAATCCTTCACCTCGTAAAGAATCTGGATTGTCTGCCGATCTCACGCGCACTTCACCGCCTTTCGGATACTCAACTGTGTAATCTCCTTGCCGGATTTTCACACCAGGAATATTTGCGGACAACTTCTTTATCATCCGCCAACCTACCATAGCAACCGGATATGAAGGCGCAATCCACCAAGCCCGTCCGCCTTTCAAACCCTCTGATACGCATAACGCTGAACCTAACCGGCTTTTTCCAAATCGTCTGCCAGCAGCACAAACTCTGAACCTTGCTGTGCTTTCTGCAACCTCTTTTTGCTTCGGATGCAGAGGCGGAAACTCAACCCTAACCATTCCTGTAATCAGCAATCCGCGCTTGTTTGGCGGCGTTGCAACCCCAACATAAAGGCTGGATGTTGTCAATTGTGTTAGTGCCGCCAAGCGCAAGCGGAATCACGTGGTCGGGAGTAATCTTTACTTCCGGCTCTTCCTTGCCACATTTCAAGCACTTATTGCCATACTTGCTTTTCAGTTCATTCCACTCTTTTGAGGTAAACCTGCCAAGCGCATTGACAATTCTTGCTCGTCTCTTCGCGTTCTCAATTTTTCTTTGCACCTTCATTTTTTCGGGATGGCTGTGCCTATAATTCAGATCGCTCATTGCCTTATATTCTGCATTCTCAGTGCGCCATTGTTTGTAGTATTTAGATCGCTCCTCTTTATGTGAAGCGTAATAGTCTACCGATGCCTGTTTGATTTTCTCTGGATTGTCTTTTCGATAATCAGCCTGATAAGATTTTCTACATTCCTTACATCTGCCCTCGTGTCCGTCTTTCACATGAGGGTTTTTGTAAAACTCGCTTATGTCTTTTTCAGCGCCGCAAACAATACAGGTTTTATTCATGGTCATCCCAAGACAATTTCACAACCAGGTTCTCGCCATCCTTGCCAGATACCTCTACTGGCTGCGCTGCTTTGCCAACAGAACGGTCGAGCACCTCTTGCGATGCTTTCAGCTTGATGTTCTCATTACGGCTGTCCATTAGGTTTGTAACAGTTTTAGCCGCCCTTTCCGCATTGTCTTGCATAATCATCAAAACGCGCATTGCCGTTTCACGCTTGAATTTCTGCGCAAGTTCATTCAATTTCTCGCGCCGGCTTTCTTCCCATCCATAAAACGTAGAACTGGCAATGCCAGAGTCTTTTAACGCCTTACTGTCCGAAACAGCTTTAGACCGCGCAATAACATAAGCTAATTCGCGGTCATCTAATCTATTCATTTCAGTACGTAAGTCGTCCAATACCACTCCGGAATACTCCGATTCGCTCCGACTATGCTTTTTTGACCATCACGACTTGCACCAAGTCTTTCAGCCAGCCCATCATCGTTTGAACTTGCGGTAAGCAGTACTCCGGCACATTCAGCACAAGGTTGTACGTGCCGTCTGCCATTGACTTGACTTGCCGCATCTCTGCTTCAAACTCGACTGCTACCGGCTCTGCCAAACGACCCTCGTCATCCGCAACATCCGCTCGTAAGTCCACAAACATTCACGTCCGCCGATGAGATCAAGCAACTGGCGTGTCACTTTTATATTCCTTCCAGTCTCGGTTGCATCTGCGCTTCTTGTATGCGCCGTTCTGCAATTGCGAAGTAAGTCGGGTCAATTTCCACGCCGATGAAATTGCGCCCCGTCTGCACGCAAGCCACGCCAGTTGTGCCTGAACCCATGAACGGGTCGAGAATGGTGTCGCCTTCGTGGGTGTAATTTTCTATACACCACCTCATCAACGAAACAGGTTTTTGGGTAGGGTGATAACGCTCCGATGTTTCGCTTTTGTATTTTGCGTCTTTGAAGCAATACACGCCTTCGCCACCTTTGCGCCACGCCAACTCCGCATCACTTAGAAAACTACCAAACGCGCCATCATTTCGTTTTATCCAAACCAAAACAGTTCCTTTTGGAAGTTTGTCGGCAAAATGGTGATAACCAAACATGATTACTTTTTTGAAACCTAAGAATGGTGACGGGTCAAACGGTTTGTCATCGTTGGCAATTTTCTTATCCCAAACCTTTCCGCCTTTTGTGTAACGTGAACCGTTTACATCCCAGTTCATCCCATACGGCGGGTCGGTTATCACCGCGTCCACGCTCTTGTCGGCCATGCCGCGCATAACTTCGAGACAATCGCCTAAATGGAGTTCAACCGTCATTCGCAACCGTCTTCTTCGCTCTCGATCGCGGCGCGGGTTTTTGTACCAGTGCCAGAATCTCTTTCGCTTGCTGATCATGCGCCTGAATGTCCGACCGCATCTCTTCAACCGACCGCGCCAAGTCGCCTGTGGTTTTCGTCAGGTTGCTCAAGCTTGCGTTCACGTCCGCCATAGCGCAGTTGTTCTCTTCCCGCTGCTCTTTGTTGAACTCCCGCCACTTATCATCAAGTGAGCCGATAAAGACCTGCCACTTGTTCGATTCTTCAGCCTGGAATGACCGATCTTCTTTTCGTGACTTTGCCAGCCAGCCGAAGATAAATATCGCAAACACAATAAATATGCCGATGATCGCCGCTTGTTCCCACGCGGTCGCGGGAAGTAATTCCCCGCCCGTCATTTAGCGACTTCCGGGTATCCAGCCTGCTCTTCTTCGCCGCTATTGAACAGCTCCAATACTGCTTTTTCAATCGCAGCGCCAACCAGGTCAATGTCGGTCGTTATGTGATTCGCTTCAAGCCAAGCTTCAGCAATTTGAATCGCGTATTCTTTTTTATCTTTGA